AAATCGCTGCGATCAAATTTGCCGCCAATCATGGTAAACGAGCGATAGGCGTTCTCAACTCGAATTCCTTCACCCGCCGTTGACAAACTGCCAAAGTGTTCAATGTTGCAATTTAGCAACGTAATGTCGGGATAGTCAGCGCCAACAAAATCAGACTGAAACCCGTCAAGATTTGTTGGATCGCTGCCAAAGACGCCCCAATAGTCGCCATCGTTCAGCCCGTTGCAAGCGTTCATCAAGATAGAGCCAGTCAGTCTGTAACCGGCCTTGCCTAGCCCGCAGGTCAGGGCGTAACAACTGATCCAAGTAACGCCAGGCCCGCAATTGACTCGGAAAGAATGGCCTGTTCGGCTGAACGATGACACGTTCATTATCATCATTGAGAAGAAGCGCGGGGCGTAGAACCCATCGTCGCCAGACTCAAGGTACAAGTTTTTCAATTCACCGAGATAGACCTGGCCCGTGATGTTACTGAAGTCGATGCCCTTGCCAGTGCCAGTGTTGACGATGCCAAAGTCGTGAAGGAAAGGCCGCAGATAGGTCATGCTGGCCGTGGTCAGGGCGCTGGTAGACAGGCCAACAGCGTAAATCTGAGACTCCCACGGGCCATCGCCAAAGATTGTGATGAACTCTTTGCTGATGGTCAGCGAGCTGGTGATCTTGTAACGCCCGCCGGGAAGGTACAGCGCCCGCCCGCCGTACTGAGTGCTGCTTTGGCAGTACGCAATGGCATTCTGAAACGCCGTAGTGTCATCGGTAGACCCATCGCCGACAGCGCCAAAATCTTTCACGCTGACAACATCTCGCAGTTTGGATTGCACCGTGCGACCTGGCGGGCCTGATGCCGGGACATAGCCAACCAGCGACGATCCTTGCGCGCTGCTGGTAGTGTTCGCTAGGCTGGCCTCAAACGCGGTCAAAGCGTTGATGGCGTCTTGAGTGGTGATATTGTCGGAAGTCCAGATCAAAACACCTGCGGCATCCCGAAGCGTCATCTTGTATGCAACCGGACCAAGCCAAACCGCCGCTTCGCCTCGAGTGTTTAGCGTGATCGTGGTTGGGTTGGCAACCAGGCCGCTGGAATCGGTGTAGGTGGCTAACGGCGTGCTTGTGCCAGCCGCAAATGTTTGTAGCGTCCCGCCAACCAACGGAGCACCCGTAAGGTCAAAGAACTGCATGATCGGGTTGGGACTGAGGATTGTGCTCATGTTATACCTGTTGAATTGTTGCGATCACAGACGCAGTCGATGGCCTGGTTGGCGAAGCGCCTGCCGCATACGTTGCAAGGCTCAAGGCTGTGCTGCCGCCGCCCCACACCAACTCCAAATAATCGTTGGCGTTGAAGTTGAGCACATAATTCCACGCCGCAATCGTATGCCCATCAACACCAGCGTGTTTGTTGGGGACTGAAACAAGGCCGTTAGAGCCAACCACATCAATCCCGTTTATCCTGATCCAAACGTAGACATCTTCCAGAGCCGCGCTGGTAGACCTGAATTGCCCTGACCACTGAAAATTGTAGGTGCCCGCATTGGTAACGGTCACCCTGGAACTGCTGACCACCGACACGCCATGACCACCTATGTCGGTGGTGTTGAGGGTCATCACCTGGCCGGTTGCGGTGCTTGCAAGCGGTTGGCTGGTGTAGTCCGCAAAAGCCCCATAAAACCGTTCTGAGGCTATGGTAATTGAAGCGTGACCATTGGTGATGGCAATCCCGTTACCGGCGGTCAGCGTGGCCTTGCCAAGCGTGTTACCAGTAGTGTTGCCAATCAGCAATTGCCCGTCAATGTAGCTGCTTTGCCCGGTGCCGCCGCTTGCGACGTTGAGCAGGCCGGATAGTGTGATGTTGCCGGTGGTTGGCGCAGCCGGGGTCAGGCCAGTGGCGCCGCCAGACCAAGAAAGCACGCCGGTGTTGGCAACCGTGATGGCGCCAGCGGCGTTGGCGACAGAGATGCCAGCGCCTGGCGTCAGCGGATTGAGCGTGTAACCAACGCCATTGCCGATGAGCAACTGGCCATTCGTTGGCGTGGTGGATAGGCCTGTGCCGCCAGATTGAACGCTAAGGGCTGTCTTGGAGTTGAGCGCAATAACGCTGGGGCTCATCAACCAGAGCATCCATTCCCGCGCTGGCCGCCCGGTAAGAGGGTCCAAGAATTCGGACTGCGGAAAGTTGATGTTGGTATTGGTGGCCATCAGTTGTCGCCGACTGACGCCTTGAGGTTAGCCGAGACGATCACCGCCTTGACCGGATCAGAGATGGAGACCTCAAAAATGCGATCCCGCGCCATGCCCAAGCGGCGCCAGATAGCGCGGTTCTGATAACGCCCAATCTTGCCAATGCTAGTCCAATGCTCGTTGGACCAAGTGCTGCCGCCATCGTTGCTCCAGCGCAGCATGGCCTGCGGGTCAACGCCCTGCACAGTGGCAACGGATGCCAGCAAAGTATCGCCGGATTCGGTCAACAATTCATCACCAGCCTCAGTCAGCAACGCTTCCAACGGGTCCGCCGGATCAATGCCCGCCAAGCCAACGCCAGGTTGAAATTGAATCTGGAATTCGTCAAAGTATTGGCGCTGCAAGTCTGTGGTCAGATGCGGCGCTCGACGAAGGCGGCGAATAGGATCGCCGTTGTCTGTGTAGACGGTATTGCTCAATTGGTAGAGCAGACCGAGTTCGTAATCGCCAGCAACAATATTGCCCGCAAAGTTAGTACCGAAACTGGTGCGATGCCGGTGGAAATTGCCATCGGCAAAGGACAGCCACTTGTGCCAAGCCTGACTTGCCAGATCGTAGACCCAAGTCAGATCGGCGCTGGGGAAGGTCACCACGTAAAACTCATGGCCTTCAATCTGGTAAGTCCATGCGGTGGCGTCCGAGATCGTCTTGTCAACCAACGATTGTTCAACCGCATGGGTTGAGATGCGCTGAAATTGATAACCGGAGATCATGCCAATGATGGCTTGCCCGCGCCGATCTTGGCTGACGAACATAAACGCCTCGGCGAATCGAGCCACTGAGAACTGAGCGGCGATGCCGTGTTGCACCATGGTGCCGGGAACACGGGAAAACGGAAAAGAGATGATACCGGGGATTACATTCCCGATATCAGTCCAAACTTCGGTCGTGTACTCGCCAAGCAGGTAGACCTGGCGATGGTCAACAATGATAGATACCAAATTGTCAGGAGAGCCATCTTTTGAGCCATAGTAGGCGTTGGTGCTCAAGCTGCTGCCAAGGTCTGTAGCGCCCCAATTCTGCGTTCCTGGCTCGTTGTAAATGTTGTAGTTGTCTACCACTTCGCAGACATTTGCGCCCGTCCAGGGGCCGTCTGTGCCTGGCAACAAAGTGAATGTATTGCTGAGGGCGGCCCAGGTGTAACGCTCGGGGCCGTTGACAATGTAGGCGGTCAGGCCATCGGCGGTGGTCACATTGTCCGAAATTGAGACCGGCCCGGTGCCTGAGACGTTGCCAATGGCTGTCGGGATCATGGCCGAGGTCATCGAATAGGCGGTGTTGCCTGAGACCACCACCAGATATTTACCACCGGAAAGCGCCCGCATCCCGCGAACCGGGCCAGCGCTGAATTGAGCCGCTACCGTGTAGCCTGGCGTCGGGTAGAGCGCCACAATCCCGCGAGTGCCAGGCGGCTTTGTCGGGTCAACTTCGGGGTAGAAGTTGATGCACTCCTGAGCATCTTGGTAGATGCTGGGCGCCTCATAGCTGGGACCGACAAAGCCGAAATCTGGCATGGGTTACCTAAATCCGCCATCCATGATAAACGCCGCATCCTTGGCCTTGCCCATCAGCAGTGCATCTGGGTATCGAGCAACCGGGGCCGGGAGCATGTTGGTACGTTTGATTGTAGCCTTGGCCTGTGCCGCAAAGCCGCCAATCATGGCGATTTGAGCTTGCGAAACCTTGCCGTACATCGGCATCAGCCTTTCAGCCAAACACCAGCGCAACGCCATGTTGTAGCCCTGTGGCAGGTTGATGGCGTCGTACAAGCTGACGTATTCCGAGAAGCTGGTGCTAGTGAAAAGATGAAGCTCGCCTTGCGCTGGGTTTGGCCAGACAAAGACCGTTGCAAGCTGCTCTGCTGGCTGGTAGTAGATCGCCTTGGGCCAGGGACCGTTCAGGCTCTTGAGCCCGATCATTTGGTATTCCTCAAGCCCAAGGATGGCAATCGGATAGTCTAAACCGCCGCCATAAATCGGTACGCCGTTGGATGTGGTACTGACGCGCACGAATGCCGATGAGATGGACAGCGGACGCTCGTAGTAGGCGCGGATTGATGTGCTGGCCGTTGTCTGCGGAATGCTGACCGTGTAAGTTCCCAAAAAGTTGACGTTACCGCCAGCGCCGGTCATGAAGTCAACAATGATGGTGCCAGGAATGATGCCGGTGCCGGATAGCTTTTGACCAACGCAAATGGCGCCAGACGCCAAGCCGGTGACGGTCAGGACCGTTCCGGCAATCGAGCCGGTGATCGTGGCGCCGATCTGGCCGGTGGGTCCGATGGTGTACTGAATCTGGTTGGACACAACCGGAAAGATGATTTCCGAGGTGTAGTACACCATCATGTTTTCGTTTGACCACTGCCCAACAATGTCGTTGAGCATCTCAAAAGCGTCCTGCGCCGCATCTGCGGTGGGTGTCTCGCCAGCCTCGAGCGCCCCAATGTCCTTGAGCGCCCGGCTGATGATTTGGATCGGGGTTGATGCTGTTGTCATGGGTTACTCTGAGCGTCTTCGTATTTGAACACAGCCCCGACAACCGAGGCCGTGTAGGTATTGCTGCCGGATGCGTTGTAGCTCGCTGAACTGCTGCGCACTTTGAAACCGTTTGCCAGCTTGTCGGCTTGGGTTCCGAAGGTCACTGCGTTGCCGTTGATGGTCATCGTCGTGGGCGTGCCGTTCAGGAACACAAAAGGCCCATCCGTGCTGAGGTTGCCGGTGAATGTGCCGCTGGTGGTGACTGTGCCTGCTGGGGTGTTGTAAGTGTTGAGTGGAAGGAAACCGGTGGGGGCGGTGTAAACGAAAGGTTGCTGGCCGAAGTTGAAGTTGCCCCCACTGGTAAGCGATCCCGCCGCAGGGAAATATGTACCGGACAGTGTAAAGCCTGTCAACGTCCCCATGATGGTGTTGTTCTTGTAGATTGCAAATGTTTGAGCATCTGAACTAAAAGCAAACCCAATAACATCACCAGTTGTAGCAGTAGAGTAAGTAGCTAGAGTTGCATTATTGTTGTAAACTTTACCGTCTGAAGTGTAGTATCCCCAGCCATAAACATCTTGGCCCAGGTATGTTGACAAGTTAGCGTTTGCCGTTGCTATGCCCCCTAACAAAGGAGTACCACTTACTACAGTAGCTTCCCAATAGTATTTGCCCGTCGCCGGTATTTGCATCGTGGCCCTTACCATGTATGCAGTAACCCCGCCTGAAGTTGCATAGGTAAGATTGGCATTTGACAAAGTAAGCCCAGTACCCTTGTCCAACGGATTCAACACAGCATAGTTCGCCACCGTAGCCGAGGTCAGTGTCGGCACATCAGTTAGCGAGTCGTATGTTGACCCGGCAGTGAGGCTGATGTTGTTCGGTGTCCAGTTGTTGGCGTTACCGCTACTGTCTGCTACCAGGGTAGATGTGCTGGTCGTATTGCTGAACGGCAGATAGAAGCCATTGGTGCCGTATGTGCCTGTGTAGGCTTTGGGAAGCCATTGGCTGTTGGCGCCTGTTGCACCAAACAATGTGGGGGCTAGGGCTTGACCGTCTACGAAGTTGACCTCGGCCATTTCGCCGTCAATGTACGAGCCGCTAGTGTATGCGCGTCTTCCAATTTCAGTTATGGCGCTAGAACTATTTAGTATAGTCGCACCATTTTGAGTGTATGTGCCAGATAGTGTTTGTGCTACACCGTTTACATAAAGCTGACACCCTAAAGCCAATGTTGCTTGTGCGCTGTCAAACACAAAAATAATATGATACCAAGCGGCAAAATCACGGAATACTGCTGTTGTACTTACATTAAAAGTGTAACTTCCCCCTTGTAAAACAGTAAAATAAATAGTATCCGCTGTATAAAGTTCTGCTAAAACACTTCCACTCGGGGTATCACAAGCACTAAATAAATAATTAACGGTTGATGGCGATCCACGTTTAACCCATCCACTCCAAGTCCATTTCTTGTTGTTAGTAGGAGTCCCAAACGTCCTGTTCAAATACGCACTTGCACTAGACCGGAAACGCAAGGATTTGGCTACGGTGTAGCCACCACCGCCCCCAAGGGTAATAGGAAACCTGGAACCATGCCGGGAATGATTCCGAATCATCTTACAGACCCTCGCCTGGAGTGATCTCAAAGGCTGCGGCAGCGTCCGCCTTGAAGAAACCATTCGGCGGCAGGTTGCCAAATACCTCGACCGTCCCCGCCGTGATGCCGAGCGTGTAGGCGCTGGGTGATGCGCCAGGCGCGGCGACCGTGATCGTCGGGGTGGCATTGGCCACGCCAGCCGGAGCCCAGGATAGGTACTGCGTCGTTGTGAGCAGCGCTCGAACGCGGTAGCTCGTAGAGCCGTTGTTGTTCGTTGAGAGCACTTGCACCGCCGAGGTGCCGACAAGATAAGTTGGGCCGAACGGTGCAAATGCGCTGTTGTTCATGGTGCAAATTCCGAGGATTGAATAAACAAAAAGCCGTCCCTTGTGAGGACGGCTCCCATTGTGCCTGAGCCGTCGCCGTTTAGGGCAGGAAGGTCAAGTCAATACCATAAACCAGCAGGTCCATCGTAGCAGCGGCACCCTGTGCGGTGGCGATGTTCCAATAGATCGTCTGGCTGGTATTCTGGTTCAAACCAGCTGTCAGAACGGTACGTTGGCTGGCGATTGTTGAGCCTGTGAGGGCCGACAATGCCGCACTAGTTACCAGTGGCGTGCCACCAGCCGAAGGGCCGGTAAACAGACCGCCAGCCGCCGTAGTCAGCGAAATGCTGGCGTTGGTGGCGATGACGTACAGGATGATATAGCTGCTGGTGTTCAAAATCGGGATCGCCGTGTCACCAGTAGCGTTGCAGTTGATGCTCTGAGCGCTGCCCAGCAGGCGTAGCGCCTGGTTGGAACTCAGTACCTGCGGGTGGGTTTGAGTGCTTGATGCGGGTCCGGGATTGGCCATGATAATTTCCTTAAATTAGTTGGAAAGTGGGGAGCGCTCTGGCTCCCCTGATTAATTACGCGGCAACCCGGCAAGCAAGCTCGGGGTACAAAGGCGCCCAGCCGTACAGCACATCAAGACGAGTCGGGATCGAATCGTTGTTGATAGTGTACTGCCGCACCACACGGATCGAAAGACCCAGCTGCCTGTCACTTGCGCGACCAGCAAAATGAACCCCATCTGGTAGCTCGAGATCAGCACAAGCCATCGTGAACGCATTTTTGTGCATCACGATGTTTTGCGGCGAGACCACGCCAGTGTTGTTGAAAGGAGTAACAGTCGATGCGCCTGCCGAGGTAACGCTAACGTTTTGGAACTGGCCTGCTGTGATAACCGCCGGGGAAACGATCACCGAGGTGGTGCCAGAGGTTGCAACGGTAACGTCGGCCTGAACCACAAAGTTGCGCAGCTTGTTAGAGCCATAAGCCTGGCGGTTCTGCGGGTTAACCGCGTAAACGTTGGCAATCTGGATAACGTCGCCCTGCTTCAGACCGGCGGCTGCCGTTGAGCAAGAAAGCGCGATGGTAGAGGTCGAAGCCCAGCCGGTGGTCAAGAAGCCGGTAGCAGTGCTGGTGTTGCAGCTAAACGCCGTGGTGGTGGCGTAAGAGCCGAACGTCTGGTTCACAACGTTCTGATCCATGCGCCAATCCATCCCAGCGCTGTCCGTTCCCATCATGCCTTTCTTGTACTGGCTGCTGATGGTGGCGTTAGGCATAAACAAGCCCTTCAGGCCATCAACAATGGTCGCAGAGGTAAACGGCTCAATGATGCAAGAGCGTTGACCATCGCGGGGTGCGCCTTCAGCGTCCAGATACGCGCCAGCATTCAAAAACGTCAACAGGCTGCTTGGCGGGGTGCCAGCGGTGCCAACAATGTTGGCGGTGCTGTTCTTCGCCATTACCAGGCCGTCGCGGTCAATCTTGTTGGCGATGGCTGCGATTGCAGGCTTCAGCACGCGGTCGCTGAACATATCCAAGGACAGCGCCAAGTCTTGCGTCGAGAACTGCGTGTCAACGTGGAACTGAGTCGAAAGCGTCACCGGCACGCTGGTTTCGTTGAAGTCTTCAACGTTCAACGCTGGGCCGGTCGTACCAATGAAACGACCCGGCCTGCGGACGTTCAAGGTATTGCCGATCTTTGCGCCAACGACAGCGAACTGATCGTCATAGGTCCGTTCAACTTCACTCGTAAAAGTCAAGCTGTTTTCCAAGACCATCAACGCTTCGTTGGTGATCTTGCTAATAGTAAGCAGGGTATTAGCCATGATTCTTTATTCCTAAAAGTTATCGGATTTTGCCGGCCATTCTCGCGGCTCGCCAAGATTGGTAATCGCCGTGAAACTCGCCGTTGCTGTCAATTTTTACATCGGTGCCAGTCCCGCCGCCCCTGATGGGGTTGATCGGTGGTGGCGCCTTGGACCTGCCAACGGTAGAAAGCGGCTTGGTCTCGGCTTTTGCCTCAAACCTTGCCTCGAGCTTACCTATCTCTCGCAAAGCGCTTGCGGTGGACATTCCTGCCAGTTTGGTGGCTAGGTCGGTGTGCTCGGCCAGGTGATACAGGATTTTTGGTCCCACATCGCTGTCAAGTATCGCGTCCCGTATCTGGTCGCTGACCTGTACGTCGCTTGATGCCACCATGTCATCGAAATCAGGAAGCTCTGCCTTAGCCGCCGACAGCCGGGTGTTCCAGGTCTGGATGACCTTATCCCGCTCGGTTGCCGCCTTGCGCTCTGCGTCTTGCCTGTCTCGATTCCTGAGCGCCCGCTCAGTGGAGTATTCCGCCAATGCCTTAGCATATTCAAAGGCATCAGAAAACTGGCTTGGCTGGGGTTCCTCGTTGACTGCTGCTGGCTCTGCCTGCGGCCTGCTGCGTCCCTCAAGCTCCCGAACCTTCGACTCCAAGACCTCCCTAGCTGCCCGCTCCCGCTCGGCTTCTTGCCGTGCTTCTTCGCGCTGTTTGGTCAGTGCCGTGAATCGCTTCTCCAGCTTGTTAGGCTTGCTGCTTTCTTCTACTGCTGTCGCCTCTTTCTCATCGCCGTCTTGCCCACTCTGCTCGGTGACTTCAACCGGCTCTGCTGGAGTTTCCTCAGCAGCCGCAGCTGGCGTCTCACGATTAGCTAGGTTTAGACGTTGCGAGTTGAACTCGGCTAGATTTTCGCTGGTGACCACGTTAGCGGCCAACCGCTCTTGCACTTCCGACATGAGTTACCTCAAGGATTTTGCCCGGTGTACCCGCCGGTAGGTTTCGCGCATAGTATCAGAATCAGATTGCCCGCTCAATAGCCTCGCCAGTGCTGGTGTGCAACGAGCCCTGATCCATTTCGGCAAGCAGCAAGGCCAGCTTGCCCTTGATACTCTCAATCTGTAGCCGGGTATTGCTCTCAATGACGGTTTCGTGGGCGCGCCCGCTGATCTTCATTTCTTCGGTGTTGCGCTTCTCGGCGTTGCTGGACTCGGTCTCGTGGGCCTTGGCTGTGACTTGCATGAGCGTGCGCTTGGTAGCGCCTTCCTCGCGGATTTGGGCAACCTGAGCGCGATTGTTGATCTCCAGTTGCATGGCCTGCATCTGCTGGGTCATCTGCTCAATCTGCGCCTTGCTCTGTGCAAGTTGCATCTGGACCTGCGGCGGGATGGGTGACTTCTTGTCAATCTGCGCCAGCGGGTTGCTTGCTGCCAGGCGGTCGGCAATGACCTCGG